GGTAATTTCGGACCCCTCTTCTCAGCTAGCGACAAGTGCTGATCATGTTAACATCGGAGAGTAATATCTGCATACCCTCCCCTCATATATGTATATAACGCTATGCAGCTCTTTACCCTCTAATCTTTTGTTAATCAGGGTTAATTGACCTTGCCTGAAATAACGCAATCAGAATTAGCCAAATTACTAGGGGTATCTACTCCCAGAGTGTCTGCGGTGAAAGCTACGGGCAGACTTGAAGGCACTTACAGACTGCAAGGCCGCAACATCCTTTATGACGAAGCAGCAGCCGTCTCTGCGTGGAATGGAGAAGCGGTAAACGTTACTTCAATGGTTTCTGGTTCGCAACAGGAAATTCCTAGCTTTAACGAGTCACGCGCAAAGTCAGAGCATTTTCGTGCTGATTTGCTTCGGCTTGATTTAGAAGTAAAAGAAGAGAAGCTTTGCGAAACAGACAAGGTTGAGCGTGAGGCTTTCACGATGGCTCGCTCTGTACGCGATGCATTGAATAGCATTCCTGACCGTGTAGCAAATCAGTTTGCGGCTGAAACGGACCCAGTCGTCATTCATCAGTCTCTGTCAGAAGAGGTCCGCAAAGCTTTGGAGCGTTTGACTCATGAATGATGGTTCCGCCCTTTACAGGAAGGCTTTCCTTGATGGGTTGAAGCCTGATGCAAACCTGACTGTGTCGGAGTGGGCCGATAAATACAGGATGCTTAGCAGCAAGGCCTCATCTGAACCGGGGCCGTGGAGGACTGAAAGAACGCCTTATCTGCGGGAAATCATGGATTGCATGTCTTCCAGCAGCTCGAAGCAAAAAGTTGTATTCATGGCGGGTGCTCAACTCGGCAAGACTGAAGGTATTAACAACGTTGTTGGATACATGATTGCCCACGCTCCAGGGCCAGCCATGTTCGTCCAGCCGACAATTGAAATGGCAAAACGTCTCAGTAAGCAAAGGCTCGACTCTTTGATTCATGAGACCCCTTGTTTGGCCGAAAAAGTGGCTCCAGCTAGAAGTAGGGACTCTGGGAACACGATGTTTTCAAAAGAGTTTCCAGGCGGGATTCTTCTTTTGACCGGGGCAAACTCCGCTACTGGCTTGAGATCTGCTCCATGTCGTTGGGTGCTGTTAGACGAAGTTGACGCTTTCCCGTCTGACGTGGATGGAGAAGGCGATCCATGCGCTTTGGCTGAACGTCGTGCTTCGACCTTTTCGCGAAGAAAAATCATTCTTACGTCGACTCCAACAATTAAAGACATGAGTCGGATTGAAACTGAGTATTTAGCTTCTGATCAGCGGCGGTATTTTGTCCCGTGTCCCCATTGCCATCACATGCAGTGGCTGCAGTGGAAAAACATTCAATGGAGGGAGTCAGACCCTAAAACGGCTGCTTATGTCTGTGAGTCATGCGGCACTCATATCCAAGAGCATTTTAAAAGTGAAATGCTGAGAAAAGGCGAATGGCGGGCGATGTCAGTCTCTGAAGATGCCCGAACAGTGGGATTTCATCTTTCAAGTCTGTATTCCCCACTTGGCTGGAAAAGCTGGCAAGAAATTGTCACAGAATTTTTACGTGCGAAAAACGATGCTCCGTTGCTCAAAACCTTTGTCAACACTGTGCTTGGCGAAACCTGGGAGGAAGAAGTTGGCGCAAGGATCGGCGCTGAAGGGTTGCGCGAGCGTGCGGAGTTTTATCCAGCTGGTGAGGTGCCAGAGAAAGCTTCAATCCTTACGGCTGGGGTAGACGTACAAGATAATCGCGTTGCTATAGGTCTTTATGCTTACGGAGAGGGCGAAGAGTGTTGGCTGATTTCGCATGCAGAAATCTATGGCGATCCCGCAAGCAATAAGTTATGGGATCAAGTCGATGACGTGATTACACGGCCATATCCGACTTCTGACGGGCGTGAAATTAACGTTTCGTCTGTAGGCGTTGACTCTGGAGGCCATTACACATCGGAGGTCTACGCCTATTGCAGGCAAAGGCAGAGGCAAAGCGTATTTGCCTTAAAAGGCCAATCTCAACGAAACAAACCGGCCATAGGTAAGCCCAGCAAGGTCGACATTAATTACAGAGGCCAGGTCCTAAAGAATTCGGCTCAAGTCTTCCCTGTCGGGGTTGACACCATCAAATCAACAATTTTTGGACGCCTTAAGCACAATGAAGAAGGTGCAGGCTACATACACTTTTACGCGGAAGCTGGCCCTGAATATTTCAAGCAGTTGACCTCGGAGAGGCAAGTAGTCCGCTATGTCAAAGGGTTTGCTATCAGGGAGTGGAAGAAGAAAGCGGGAGATAGAAACGAAGCCCTTGACTGCATGGTCTATAGCTACGCAGCTCTAAATTTCCTTTACATGCGGTTCAACCGGCACACAATTTTTGAACAGTTCAAGAAAAACATTGGGAAAGAAGCCAAAGTTGAAACGAAGGCGTCTCAACCGTTAGAATCCGAGAAGCAACCGATGCGAAACCGTCGTAGGCTGCGGCCATCTCAGTCATTTGTAACGAACTGGTGACTATTCGCGTTCCCGAAACAATTTTTGCAGGTGACACGGTCATCTTTGACGTGCCTGCCTTTACTGATTCGGTAGGTAATCAAATTGACAGTGGCACTTATACGCTCATCTGGTATGCCCGAACTAATACGGCATCAGAGGGCGCTTCTATTACAGGTGTTGCCGAGTCAGACGGATGGCGCGTCACTGTCCCGTCAAGCACCAGCACTGATTTTGACGCAGGGCTATGGACTTGGCAGGCCGTAGCGACTTCAGGAGCTTTAAAGCACACTGCAGGCAGAGGGCAGTTTTCGGTAAAAGCAACGCTTGTTTACTCAGGCACTCCAGGCGCTTTTGACGACCGATCAAGGGCACAGATTGATTATGACTTTGTCAACGCAGCAATAAGAACGCTTTCCCAGGGAGGAGCGGTTCAGGAATACACAATTGGGGGAAGGAGTCTTAAGAGGTACAAAATGACTGAGCTTCTTGAGTTGCGTGATAGCTTGAAAGCTGAAGTCGATCGCGAACGCCGCGCCGAAAAAATTAAGCAAGGCCTTGGCAATCCTGGTGTTACTCGCGTGAGGTTTATTTGATATGTGGCCTTTTACACGACGCCGCAAGCCATCTCGCCGGAATTACGGTGGCGCACAAGTTAACCGGCTCACCAATGATTGGGTAAGTCAAGGGACTAGCGCAGACTCTGAGATTAAGAACAGCATTCGGATTCTGCGGAATCGGGCTCGTGCTCTTGTACGCGATTCAGATTTTGCTAAGTCTGCGCTGCGAGCAGTTAAAAACAACGTTGTTGGCCAAGGCATCAAGCATCAGGCACAGGTCCGCATGATTCGTGGCGGACGCCTTGACGAACGTATAAACACACTGATTGAGTACGAATTCAAGAAATGGGGCAAAGCCAACAACTGCCATGCAGGCGGGACGTTGACGTGGGTTCAGATTCAACAGTTGTGCATCAATAGCATGATTGAGTCAGGCGAGGTCTTTGTCCGTCTTGTCAGGCAGCAGTTTGGTACTAGCCGGGTGCCTCTTGGGCTGGAAGTCATTGAATCTGACCTCCTTGACGATGATTACACCGGCTTTGATGCCAATGGCAACCGCGTCAGGATGGGCGTTGAGTTAGACGAATGGGGCCGCCCTGTTGCTTATCACTTTCTGAACTATCACCCAGGTGATTATCAGTTCAGCTACAGCGAAATTGCAAAAAAGCGTCGCACACGTATCCCTGCTGATGAGATCATTCATCTTTACAGCATTGATCGCCCTGGCCAGACGCGAGGTGTAACCGCGTTTGCTTCGGCAATTATGCGTCTCAATAACCTCAAAGGATTTGAAGAAGCGGAGATTATTGCTGCTCGCGCAAGTTCAGCAATGATGGGCTTTGTCCGCACACCTGATCAAGAGCTATTCGAGGATGGCACGTTTGAAGATCAGTCGGTGCTTGATTTCTCTCCTGGCAGCATTCGTCGTCTCGCTCCAGGTGAAGAGATGCAATTCTTCTCACCTACGCGCCCAGATGATGCTTTTACGCCATTTGTTGCACAGATGTTGCGTGCCGTAGCAGCTGGCGTTGGTTGCTCGTATACCCAAGTCAGTTCTGACTTCTCTCAAAGTAACTACAGCTCTTCTCGGTTGGAGTTGATTGAGACTCGCGCTCATTACAGGACTTTGCAGCAATACATGATCGATACGCTTTGCCAGCCTATCTATGAGAAATGGATTGAGATGGCGGTGATGTCAGGCGTCATGCAGATGCCTGCCTTCGACATGGACCCTGACCGATATTTTGAATCAAAGTGGATTGCTCCTGCTGCTCAATTTGTTGATCCGCAGAAAGAGGCAGAAGCTTATAAGTCATTAGTTCGATCTGGCGTCATGACTCTTTCTCAAGTCATTGCATTGCATGGCGGCGATTTTGAAGAGGTAATGCGTCAACGCGCTCATGAGCTGGCAACTATGGATGATCTTGGGATCGTTTTGGATTCAGACCCTAGCGCCGTTGACAAAGCAGGACAATCCCAAAACCCACCGGTTGAAGAAACAAATCACCCTGAAGTTCACGAGGATGAAGACTGATGTCCAACGTGAACGGGACGATTATTAATTTGATGCCTACAGAAGGCATGCGTAAAGAAGCTAAGCGTTATCGCAAGTGGAAAGAAGACGGAGAAAGCGGCGGCACTGAAGTTGCCCAAAATCGCGCTACTCAAATACTTTCAGGGAATGAGCTAAGCCCAAAAGTCGTGATTGAAATGTCTGCTTGGTTTGCTCGTCATTTGGTGGATAAGCAAGGAAAAGGCTTTAGTCCATCAGAAGAAGGTTATCCTAGTAATGGTCGCGTAGCATGGGCTGCATGGGGCGGCGATTCTGGTCAGTCTTGGAGCACTATGAAGTCAGAAACAATCAAAAAAGCGCAAGACCGTGCTCTTGAAGAGAGCAGTGTCGAGCCTTCTGCCGTGAACGAAGAGGTAAGGGCTGAACCTGATGCTCTTGACGTAGGCGATTTTGTCAGTTGGAACTCTTCTGGCGGTCGAGCGCGTGGGCGAATTGTTCGCGTTGTTAAAGATGGATCTATTGATGTCCCTGGATCTTCTTTCACGATTAATGGCACTAGCGATGACCCTGCAGCGTTAATTACTGTCTATCGCGATGGCGAAGAAACCGACACAAAGGTTGGGCACAAGTTCAGCACACTTACAAAAATTGAACCAATCCGAATGTTTGAAGGATCATCCTTTAAGCGTGCAGAAAGTACAGAGTTCTTAGAAGCCGAGGATCGGACCCTTGAATTTCCGTTTGCTTCTGAGCAGCCTGTCGAAAGATATTTTGGGATGGAAGTCCTAAGCATGAGCGAAGAGGCAATGGATTTGTCTCGCTTAAACGATGGCGCTCCGCTTCTGTACCAACACGATGCAGACAAGATTGTTGGCGTTGTTGAACGCGCTTACATCAAAGACAAGCGTGGTTACGCCAAGGTCAAGTTGGCAAACAACGAGCTAGGTCGCGAAATGCAAGACCTTGTCAAAGATGGAATTATTCGCAACGTCAGCTTTGGATACAGGATTAACGAAATGGAAGAAGATAAAAGCACTAAACCTGCCACATATAGGGCGACCGCTTATCAACCGTTTGAAATCTCGCTGGTGACCGTGCCAGCAGATCAAACTGTTGGCATTGGTCGCGCTTTTGCCGAAAGTGAAAGCGTACCTGCGGCCTCAACCGTAACAACTCCACCCCTTATCTCCACCATGGAAGAACAAACTCCAAATCTGGAGCTTCTTCGTGCTGAGGCCTC